TGCCAGTAATCTGATATTTACTATCAGCATGATAAACCAGCAAGGGTTTCTGTGCTTCACGCTGCATAAACAATAAGCAAGTAGTAAGTAAGGCATAGCCTATTAAGAAGCGTTTCAATATTTTCTCTCCTCTGCTTCGTAATGTAACCATACAAGACTTTCATATAAAGTCCTTGCTTTTATTTTAATGTTATTCAATTCATAGGCACTCAAGGATTCAGATTGAGTTAATACCTTTACTTGTATTTCTGTGATTGCTAAACCAATTTCTTTTGATTTTTCCATCACTCCACCTCCAAAAGTTCTGGATTTTCGTAGATATTTGCAATGACTTTAGTTTTATACTTTTCGATAAAACTTATCACATTCATAGTTACCGTAGTATTTGTAGTCCGACAGAACTTCACACAATAAGCACCTCTTTCATAAAATACGCTAGTTATGTATTTATTACTTTTTAAGATATCCCCCTCAAAGATTTCTGCTCCCTTTTTATCAAACAAGCCTGTTGCTTGCATAAGGTATTCTTCATCAATCGTCCAACCAATTAAGTGATTGCATGAAAGTTTTTTGCTATCGTTAGCATAAACATTGTTATTCCAAATAATCAATTCATCACTAGCAAACATCTTTTGTTCATGTTTATCCCACGCTCTAAATTTTGGTATCATTCTGTTACCTCCTCAACTTCTATACCCTCACAATCAAATACCCAGCCGAAGTTGGCTTCTTCTAATTCTTTGCGGGTGTGGTGTTTCTTAAGTTCTCCAAAACTGCCAAGACTTCTAAACTTCCAAGTATTAGAAAGTTCCCCGAAAAATAAATACTCGCATTCTTCGTTTACCCCTTTCACCCTAACCGTATACTTCGGTTCTTTCTCGACCTCGTAGCCGTCCAACCATGCACGGGCAATTAAATCGAATCGTTTTTCCGATTCAATCCACTTAATCATTTCAGTATTCGGGTATTTGTACTTGAAAAATTCCACAACATTTTTACAATGTTTTTTAGATTCCTCAATCCAATCTGCCACAAACTGCGGGATCACTGGTTTATTCAATTCTTGTCGAATCTTATCAGCATCTTTTAATTGATTACCAACCCATGCTCCCTCAAGTTTTCCTTGCTCGTAACCACTGCGATATTTTATTGAACCGAATTCTTCGCCAAATTCCTTTAAAATTTCATCAATCCACTCTGACCGACTAAGAGGAAATAGCTGTTTCATTCTGCTTATAATATCTTTCAATTTCAACGGTTGGGGTTCGTCTAGTTGTCTGACTAAAGCTAGTACAACTTTCTTGTCAATGTATGGTCTGTATTTATAATTTTCTGCTGGTAAGGCTTCGATTTTTTCAATCAACTGTTTTACATTCATCTTCCAACTCCTTTAACTGCGATTTCATCTTCTTCACTTTTTTCTTCAACCACTCGCGATGGGCAGTTCTACCTTGTGCGACTTTGCCATTGCAAGATTTTGAGTATTCCTCAATCTGCTCCTCATATACTTTGATTGAACGCTTTAACGCTTCAATCATTTGTTGTTTGATGCTCATTCAAACACCTCTCTCAATTCCACAACTTCTTCATTATGGACGAACGGTTCATAGGCTAACCGTCCGATACCTTTATCATTCACACCGTCTTTTGTGTCTGTCGCATATTTCAGAAATAATGCTTTCTTACACACATAACATCTAATAGAAATTTTATCAGGCTGTACCTTTCTGATATAGCATTCTCCACAAAATGGACATTGTACGTCAACTTTCATTTACTATCTCCAGCGCTTCTTCTAAACTACGAGCGACTCCTGCCTTAGCACCTCGCTCTTTAACTACTTCAATAAATTTTTTTTGTTCTGGTCGAACACGACCTTTTTCATTTTTAACTTCGATATAAAAGATTTGTCCATCTGATCTAAAACCATATAGATCTGGATGTCCTTTTGGTAATCCAGTATCAAACCAACGACCATCCATCATTCTCACTTTTCCTACATTCGTACGAAAAACCATGTGACCAGCTTTAGACAATCCAACTCTGATTTCATTTTGTATTTCTTGCTCTGACTTCAAATTACCTCCTCATGTTACCGTATTGCATTTTAGAACGGTAACAAACAAAAACTCAGTCATATCAAGGATTTGTGCCATTTTTTTACCCTCATGTTACCGTTACCGTTACCTTTTCTCTTTATATATATTTTATTTATTTATTTTTTATTATTTCAATAGAAAAGAAAGGTAACACGGTAACAAACATAAGCAAAATCCTTGATACATAAGGCTTAAACATTGTTACCGTAGTATAAAAACATACGGTAACTTAACGGTTAACGGTAACTAATTCAAACCCTGATGTAATCATTTGACTTTCATCATCCATCCAAGAAAATCCAGTGTAATGTTTCGGTACATCCACTGAAGGAATAACTTGACTCAAAGGCCTGATTTTCTTCTTCACCCATCCATCGGGAACGTTTTTAGCTAATTGAGTTTCAAATTTACGTTTTGTTAACTTTGTAACTCCTTCATCTCTGCACCATTCCTGATACAACCACCACAAAAACCTTGAAGGGAGGCGCGTGGATTGGAATTTATCAAACCATTCATTGACGAATGCCTTGACGGTATCGTTTGATTCTTTGAAATCTTCAAGGGCTTCAAGTGATGCTTTAGGTTCAATAAATCTATCAAATGAAATTTCAAGAGCTTTCTTCAAGACGTATTCCAAGACTTCTTCACGATAGATGTAATCATCTTTGATTGCCCAGTTATCTTCTTTACTTGAAAACGACTTTCTAAAAGGTATAATTCCAAACCGTCTGTAAGTACCGTTTGTTTTGTTTTTAAATCGTGGTAGTTCATTTGTAGACTGGATAACTGTTTTTCTAAAAACAGTTGTATAAGGTTGTTTGTTTTTTTCTTCAACCAAGACTGGTTCACCAGTCACCACTGAGTTAAAGTTTGACGACTCATCTACATAGATACCAGCTTGGACATCATCTCCAATGATCACTGTTTTACCTTCAATCATAGATAATGCAAAACGCTCTGAAAATTGATTTAATTTAAGACTGGCTACATTCCTCATACCAACTAGATTAGTAATGAGTTGCTGCACTGTACCCTTACCGTCATTCCCCTCACCGACAAACCAGATTGATTTTCGATAAGAGTAATTTCCGTTTAAACTTGCTGAGATAACTTGCCAGATAAGTTCTACAAGTTCTTCATCTCCACTCATAAGGTCAAGTAACCAACTATCAATATTCCAACCGTCTATGACAGGTGATTTTGCAAAGTGGTCGTATTCTGTCCCAATAGTTGAGAATGCTACAAACTCATGCGTAAACCCTTGTAGTTTTTTTTCTTTTTTGTCATAAATTCCATTTTTTACCAAGATAAAACGTTTAGGGTCTTTATATGCACCGATTGAGAAATCGCATGAAAAACCCTCGTGTTGATTTAATCTTGGGGTAGATGCCAGCATGAACAGAACGTTCTTTGACTTAGCTTCACTAAAATTTGGTTCTAGTAACCGAATAATTTTATAAGCAAAGCTAGGGTCTTTATGATAGTATCCATGGTCTGGATCATAAATCGCTACACGTTCATTTGGTAGGTTCACGATGTGTAAAATCTGTTCCATACCTTGTGCTACTGCTAGTTCAGTCAATCGTGTAGGTGGATTGCTTTTTCCTTCTCGTGTACCATACTGTGTTTCGTTCCACTTCGCACTTTCAAGCCAATTCTCTCGATAATTTCGACAAGCTAAGCGAATTTCTCTCCAGTCGTTCGCTTTTTCAATAAAAGCTGGGTGTTGTATGACTTTGTTTTTGTATTCTTGCTTCACTGCTTCAATGTTCACTGCCACCTCGTCTATCCATCTCCTTTCTAACCATACTTTCAAATGTTCTATCTACTTCATCCATTGGTAAGCTGTCTGAAGTATAGTGATTTGCTATTTTTGCAAGTAAATAGACTGCATCTACATCCACTCCCCTCATTAAGAGACCACCAACGAAACTGGCAAGAGCATTATTTCTACCACCTTTATCCCCTAGACCGAAAACGACTTGCTCGAATAGTTTTGCGGTTTTACTTGAAAACTCTCCTCGACTGTAATCGGTTATGAAGTTTAGTGGTTCTTTTGCTTTTTTGGATGTTTGTAGGATTGCAACTATTTCTTCTGGTGCTTCAGCAATCACATCTGTTGTTTTATCCCAAGCATATTTTCCTTTTGGACTATTGCTTGGTGCGACTAATACATAATTGTTTTTATTTGCCTTAATATCAATACCAGGTTTCACACGAATATCTTGACTTAACTCAACCCCTTTTGGTTTCTTCAGAAAGATATGCTTTCCACCACTAGGGGTTGTAGCAGTCAAGGTAGTAGGTATATACTGTGATAATTCCCACTCTTTTAAAGATTCATAACCATTCTCTGTGACTGATACGTCAATATCAATCACAAAGAAATCGGTTGTTCTTACTGCAATGTTTGCATCTGGTTGTTCATGCCAAAATCTTCTAATTTCATCCTCAGTAAATGTTTTATCTTTAAATTTAGTGATTGCACGTTTACTTTTCTTATCGATTGGGATGACTGAAAAACCTAGTTTTTGATAATGAAGGGCATAATCTACCATCCCAACCATAAGCTTAGAATGGCAAATCTAAATCATTATCTTTGGTTTGCGCTGGCTCAGATGATACCGTTCCAGAGTAAGCTGGTAATTCAGACTGTTCCATTTTCTTGATATTCAAGTTATCGTAGGTCTTACCGTTATATTCTGATTGTTCGTTTTTAACAGTAACTTTCAGTGTTTTACCAGTGATAAGTCCTAAGAATTGCTCGATTGTATTAATTTCAATTCCTTCAGGGATTTTAATAGCTTTAGCGTAGCGTTGCAAAGCCCACTCTGGATATTGAAGAGTTTGTTTATTGATCCATACTTTGTCAAAGATTAGGTTATTACGGAATTTCTGTTGGAAATCGTCACGAATTTTCAAACGAATATCTAAGAAATCCGTTCCACCTTGACTTGCTGATTGCTCTGCTTGAGCTACGACTACTTCATATGTTCCATCTTCGATAGATGAAAATTGTTCTGCTGCTTCATAATTTACTGAAAAAAGTGCCATGTTTATTATCTCCATAAATTTAATTCTTTTTGTTTGTGCCACATCCAGCCTGGTTTGTAGCCATTGAGTATACGGAATGCTTTAAGTTCCGATAAGTTCTTACATCTTGTGTATCTTTTTCCATAGGTCATTACACGACGATACACAATCGCTTCTTCTTTTTTGACCTCTATTCTTTCGCCTTTAATGGTAATAAATTCCATTCCTTGATTGATTTTTTCTAATTGAACATCTGATTTCTCACGTTCAATATCCTCAATCGTTTTCTTTTTAATCACTTCTGCATTACAGTAAGGACAATGACCGTCTTCTAATTGGTCTCTCCAAAATGTTGCGAAACACTCCTCACAAGTTACTGTTGATCTCTCAGATGTCTTCTTTGTTTTCTTTGTGCCATCAAGAGTCCAATCTCTATCATCATTTGGTAGTCCATGTCTAATATGGTTACCAACGTGGTCTATCAAGATTGCTTTCTTACCTTCTCTTGGATTTAATGCCCTCATAGCAAATTGAAGATACAAGGAAAGTGATGCAGTAGGTCGTAACATGATACAAACATCTACGTTTGGTAAGTCAATACCTTCTGTAAAAAGATTGACATTAACCATAATAGTTAACTTACCCTCTCTAAATGCTTGCATAAGGCTCTCACGTTCGCTCTGTGGAGTTTTTCCACTGACTACTCCTGATTGGTAGCCTTGCTCAAAAAATCGCTTAGCTACCCTCTCAGCGTATTCTACGCTATGGGTGTATACGATGGCTTGTTTTCCTTTCGCTAATCGTTCGTAGTGGTCGATGTAATCACCGTATTCTGTTTTGAAGTCAAGTGCTTCATCGACTGAGTGATTAGTAAATTCTCCAGAACGTTTTTTGAGCTTGGCCATATCCAGTAGATTTACTGAATAGTAATCAAACTCAGATATATTTCCGTGTTCTTGTAACCAACGGATTGACTTTCCTACGACCAAATCATCTGCTAGATCATGAAAACCAGAGCCATCTAATCGGATTGGAGTTCCTGTAAAGAATAATTGAGTTGCGTTTGTGAAGTGATTTAAGATTGTTTGATATTGTTTTGCTTTAATATGATGTGCTTCATCTACAAGGATTACATCTACTTCAGGCAGTTTATTCAATCTACGTACAATACTTCCAACCTTTCCGATAATAACGTTGTCTAGGTTCACTCCTCCACGGTTGAATGTTTCGTGGACTTGTTCATTGATTTCTTTTCTATGACTAAAAAATAGAACTTTTTTATTTTTATCAGTTGCATTTTTAGCTATGAAAGACATCACGACTGTTTTCCCTGAACGTGGTGGTGACTGTACCATGATTTTACGATTGCCTGCCTTCATGGATTTGATAATATCAATTATCAGTTCCTTCTGGTAATCCCTGAGCGAAAAGCTCATCTACTTTACACCCCTTCCTATCATCAAGACGGTTCTTAGCATATACGCTTGCAGAAGGTTGTAGGATAAACCCACGAACTTCCTCACCGTCATCTGTTGTCTTCTTAACTAGACGAGCAACCACATCGGTCAAACCAAGAAAGTTATTCAGGATTTTATTCCGAATGTCTGGCATTGCCCTGTTGTAAATCATGCCACTCTCGTCTGACCATTGGTCTGATGTCTCCCATGCAGTAAATACAATCCGTTTGTTTAACTGCAAAAGCGCTCGTAAACTATCCAAGATAGTGAAGTCAACCCTTTGGTAATCTGCTTGCGTTGGTACTCGATGGTTTTTCCCATCTCGTCCAAGATTGGCAAGGCAAGCTCTGAATAATTCAGAAACATTATCAACTACGATTGTGTCGTATGGCTTACCTGCTCCATTCAGTAGTTCTTTAACCACTGATAACCATTCATCCCAAATCTTATGTGTATCAACATCTGCGATATCGATGTTAGGATTGCCAGCTAAGACTTTTGCTGACTTATCAATGTTGATAACCAATGTCTTTCCTGGAATAAATGAAATTGCAGTTGTTTTCCCAAAGCCTGGATTCCCATAAATCAGGTAACAGGCATCATTATTTGTAATTTCTGTTGCTTTAGTGATTTTCATCTTATACTTAAATTCTTCCTTTCTACTAAACTTGCACCTAAAATTTCAAGACCATTTTTCAAGTCTTCTTTGAGTCGTTTTTTATCAGCTTTCCACGTTGCAACTTTGTACGCTTCCGGTAGAAGCAAGTCATCCACTTCCACGGCTTCAGATTTTCTGAAAGACACTTTAAATAAAATTGTGTCCACTCGTTCATGTCCTGTAAGTTCCATGCTTATAGTGAGTGTTTCTTTCAAGCGATCTTTTTTCTTTTCATCAGCCTTGTTCAATTCAGTCAAGCGCTTAATTTCATTCTTGCGTGCTTCAATGTCGGCTTCAAGATTTTTTATAACCTTGATATAATTTTCTACTTTATTTTCGTAGTCTGTTTGCCAGTCAATGCTATCAAGCGTATCTAATTTTGTTTCTTCGTCTAATTCCATGTTATAAATATCAAGGAATTGTCCCGTTAATTCGTATAATGTCGCCATGTTTTTATTCTCCGTTTATATTTTCTATGCGCTCCAGTATTCGTTCAAGTCAACTGCCATGACAACTGACAAAGTTCTTTGTTCTGTCAAAATTTGTCGTTTATACGGCGCAAGTCTAGCTTGTCGCTCTTCTTCATTGCGTGGTATATAATACCCGTAAGGCTTGTTTTTAAGAGCAACGATAGGATGTCCAAAATTCACTCTTAAACTTTCAATAATCATTTTTAGTTTTCTTTCG